GCTACAACAAAAGCATATGACATGGCAAAAGATTTAAGATCATCTGGATTTGAAAATGTAATAGTAAAACCATTAGAAGATGATCTTAAATATTATAATACAGAACAGATAAGGAGAATGTTTTATGACAAGTGAAATGTTACAAGAGATACTTGATGATTGGAAAAGTTGGAAGTATGACATTTATGAAAGTAATAGGTCTACTTGGACTCAAAGAGATGATAGTAAAGTAAATGTAATAACAGCTATACTAGAAGAACAATTAGCATGGCAGAAAGCAGCAGATAGAAGATGATAGAAAAACAAATGATAAGACTTATGTTGAATAAAAAATTTTATACACAATACAAAGGGACATTATCTCCAACAGTATTTGCAGGAGACATAAGTTCATTATATGAAACAATACAAAAAGCACATGAAAAATATGATGAAGATATAAAAGTTGATGAGCTATATTCTTTACATACCACAATATTTAATCCTGCATTAACTCGTGCTGCAAAAGAAAAATTTAGTGAGTTAGTAGAGGATATAAAAGAAGTGCAAGAGCCAAGTAAAGAAATAGCAAAAGATATTATGCGTATATTATCTGATAGAGATTTGGCACAAAGAATAGCAGTAGAGTCTACAGAAATCTTTAATGGTAAAGATGCTAACTTTAATGAGATAGTTAGTATGATAGAAAAACATAAACAAAATATTAATGAGGAAAAAACTCCTGCGATAACCCATGATATAAATGATGTGCTAACTTCTTTAGCAACAACATCAAGATGGAAGTTTAATATACCTGTGTTAAGAGAAAATGTAGGTGGTATTGGTGGTGGTAATTTAATGATAGCCTTTGCTAGACCAGAGACAGGTAAGACTGCATTCTGGGTTAGTTTATGTGCAGGACCAGATGGTTTTGCAGATCAAGGTGCAAAAATACATGCATTTATAAATGAAGAACCTGCTGTTAGAACACAGATGAGGGCAATATCATGTTACACTGGTATGACTAGAGAGCAAGTCATTGGTGATTTAGATACAGCACAATCAAGTTGGAACATTATAAAAGATAATATATTTATGTTTGACACAGTTGATTGGTCAATGGATGACATAGATGCACATTGTGAAAAACACAAACCAGACATAGTAGTTATAGACCAGCTAGATAAAATAAATGTTACAGGCACATATGCAAGAACAGATGAAAAATTAAGGCAGATATATACAAGTGTAAGGGAGATAGCAAAGAGAAGAAATTGTGCAGTGATTGCAATATCTCAAGCATCAGCAGATGCACACAATAGAAATAGTATTTCATTTGACCAAATGGAAAACTCTAAAACTGGTAAGGCTGCTGAAGCTGATTTAATTATTGGTATAGGTAGAAATGCTAATAGTGATTTAGAAAATAAAATAAGAACTTTATGTATAAGTAAAAATAAAATAAATGGCTATCATGGCGAACCTGTGTGCACCATTAGAAGGTCGATAAGTAGGTACGAAGTATGATTACAACAGTAGATGTAGAAACATCATGGCAAAAAACAGATACAGGTGGATATGATCCATCTCCCTTTCATCCAGATAATATATTAGTTAGTGTAGGTATTAATGATGAATACTATTTTACAAATCATAGTGAAAAAATAGACGAAGGTTGTTATCATAAGATACAATCTATATTAGATAAAACAACTTTACTTATAGGTCACAATATAAAATTTGATTTAATGTGGCTATTAGAATCTGGATTTAAATATACTGGCAGAGTATATGATACTATGTTAGGTGAGTATATACTTAATAGAGGTATAAGAAAAAGTTTAACACTTGAGATGTCTTGTCGTAGAAGAAAGATAGGATCTAAAGATAGTGCCATAAAAGAATTTACAGATAGGGGTATACCATTTCAAGATATACCTGCGGATGTAGTTGAAGAGTATGGTAGAATAGATGTACAAATAACTAAAAGATTATTTGATTCACAAATGCAAGATTTTAAATTACCAAAAAATAAAAGTTTATTAATGACTGCAAAAATGATGAATGAGTTTTTAGTTGTGTTATCTGATATGGAAAGAAATGGTATTAATATAAATTTAGAAGATTTAAATAATGTTGAAAAAGAATATAGAGCAGAGTTTGCATATCTAAAACAAAAGATAGATAAAATTGTATACAAACAAATGGGTGATACAAAAATTAATTTATCAAGTCCAGAACAATTATCTTGGTTAATATATTCTGCAAAACCAAAAGATAAAAAGGAGTGGGCTAAAATATTTAATGTGGGTATAGATAAAAGCACAGGTAAAAATAAAAGGAGACCACAATATTCTAGACAACAATTTAGAAATCTAGTTTCAGATAATACAGAAGTAATACACAGAACTGTAGCTGAACAATGCATTGGATGTCATGGTAAAGGTGTAATTAAAAAAGTAAAAAAAGATGGTAGCCCATATAAAAATTATACTAAATGTTCTGAATGTGATGGGGATGGATATATTTATACTGCTATGGCAAAGATTGCAGGGTTTAGACAAAGACCTAGAAGCGTGTATGATGTAGCAGAGTCTGGATTTAGAACAGATAAAATTACATTAAATAAAATTGCAGCTGAAGCAGAGGGTGAGTTTAAAGAATTTATTGATTCAGTTGTAAGGCATAATGCAGTTGATACATATTTAAATACATTTGTAGAAGGATTAAAAAACTTTACAAATGATAAGGGATTCTTGCATCCTAAATTTATGCAAGCTGTAACAGCAACAGGCAGGTTATCTAGTAGAGATCCAAACTTTCAAAACCAACCAAGAGGTAAAACATTTCCAATAAGAAAAGTTGTTACATCTAGATTTGAAAAAGGTAGTATACTTGAGGTAGACTTTTCACAATTAGAATTTAGAACTGCAGTATATCTAGCACAAGATAAACAAGGTATGGAAGATATAAAAAATAAAATAGATGTACATCAATATACTGCAGATATCATAGGTGTATCAAGACAAGATGCAAAGGCACATACATTTAAACCTTTATATGGTGGTGTGACTGGTACAGAAGATGAGAAAAGATATTATACTAAATTTTTAGAAAAATATAAAGATATAAAAGTTTGGCATGAAAAACTACAATCAGAGGCAATACGATTTAAACAGATAAGTTTACCGACTGGTAGACAATATGCTTTTCCATATGCAGAAAGAACACCTTGGGGTGGATCTACATACGGCACACAAATAAAAAATTATCCTGTACAAGGTTTTGCAACAGCAGATATTGTACCTATAGCTTGTATAAATATATACAAACTTATGAAAGAAAAAGGAGTAAAAAGTTTACTTGTAAATACAGTTCATGATTCTATTGTGGCTGATGTTTACCCTGGAGAAGAAGATGTGATGAGTAAAATATTTAAACAGGGCACAGCAGATGTAATACCTGCACTTAAACAGTATTACAATATTGATTTTAATGTTCCACTTGACACAGAACTTAAAATAGGATATGATTGGTTAAATATGAAGGAGGTAAACTAATGTACATAGATAAGTATAATATAAAAATAATAGGTCAAGAGTATAATCATAAAAAAGAAAAGTACATAAATGATATTACTAAAGCAACCTTAACTTCAAGTGAAGGAATGCATCATAAAAAATTTCTACCAATGCTAGAAGAAATTATGGATGCTAACGAAGCACATGAGTTAGAGTTAGATATTAAAATTAAACAACATCAATACGGAGACTAATATGGCTAAAGAAATAGAAGCACTTGAGACATTAGATGAATATTCTGATGAAGAGTACTCAGCTTATCTAGAATACACTGCATTAAAAGATCAGTGTGTAATAGAACCAAGCACATTATACATAAACAAAGACCATGAGTTTTTATCAGAGTGGGATTACTTTGCAAATACTGATGGGTTAGAAGTAAAAATAATAGATGGAGAGACTACGATATGTTAGAAACTATATTTGGTGTTATAATGGTGTATATTTTAATAGGTTTTTTTATAGATCCTTTTATAAAATAACACTTGACAAATTACAAAAAATGTGGTATAAACGAATCAACAATTAAGGAGGACAAATGTCTGACAATAAATTAACAAACATAAATACAATGTCCGATGAGCAGATAATGCAAGCCATAGGACAAGACGATGGATCTAGTACAGGTAGTAATATACCAAGACTAGCAATCAATCGTACACCAGAAGATGACGATGGCAATCAGTTGCCAGTTGGCCATTACTACACCTATGATGCTAGTGTAGGTCAAAATGTTTTTGGTAAGCCAATTACATTAAGACCATTTATTAGTGCAATGCAATACATGCACTATGATGCAGAGAAAGGTGAGTATATAAACAGATCTATTATATTTAAAAGCTGGAAAGAAGAAGCTATAGATATACTAGGTGGAACTAAATGTGGTAAGATACCTTACAAGGAAAGATCTAATCTTACTCCAGAACAATTAGAACATCAAAGAACTATCAGATGTTATAAGTTAGTGTATGGTTTATTATCTTTCAAAGATGGTAAGACAGCACAAGGTGAGCCGCATGCCGTAGAAAATCTACCAGTGTTATATAGAGTTACTGGAACAGCTTTTACTCCTGTAACATCTGCCTTAGATCAATTGAAAAAAAGAAAGAAGCTAATGTTTAATTGTACTTTTTCTCTTGATACTAAAAGACAAAAGAAAGGTGGCAATGTATTCTATGTACCAGAGATAGGTGTAAATGCAGATTCTAATTTACAATTATCTGAAGATGATATGGAAACATTGAAAGTCTTTCAAGAGTCTATTGACATTGAGAATGCTGAAGTGATAGATGCGTACAACAGTGCTAAGTCAAAACAATCTAGTGGGTCAGATAAGATAGATGCAGAGATTGTTGAAGAGATTGAGGATGCACCAGAAAAAGTATTAGCTTCGTAATGAATACTATACTTTTAAAAGTACAGCAATACTTAGACTCAGTATCTAAAAAACCATCTAAGCTAGATGAGAAACTTGTTGAGGAGTTTGGTGAGGCGTGTAAAAACGCCTTACTAAAACAGTTTCAAGAAGAGAGAAGTTCTAAGTTTGAATTAAGAATGTCAAATGTAGGTAGGCCATTGTGTCAATTACAGATGGAAGCTAAAGGTATTAAAGGTGAAGGACAACCTTACAATAATAAAATGAGAAATACTTTTGGAGATTTGATTGAAGCACTAGCTATATTTGTAATGAAATCAGCAGGAGTAGATGTTAAAAATGAGCAGAAAAAAGTTACATACAAGTTTAATGGAGACTCAATTGAGGGTAGACAAGATGTTGAGATCGATGAGAAAATATGGGATATTAAGAGTGCGTCACCTTATTCCTTTGAAAAAAAGTTTGGTGAAGCAGGAGGTTTTACTGAAGTTGTCAAAGAAGATTCCTTTGGTTATGCGTCACAGGGATTTTTATATGGAGAGAGTCAGAAAAAAAACTTTGGTGGCTGGATAGCTATCAACAAATCAACAGGTGAATGGACTGTTTGTGAGACTCCACAACAACACAGTGAATATAAAAAGAAAGCATTGGATGCAGCTAAAGATAATATAAAAGCAATCAAAGAAGGTAAACCTTTTAAAAGATGCTATGATGATATAGCAGAAACATTTAGAAGTAAACCTACTGGTAATAGAGTTTTGGGCTTTGTGTGTTCTTATTGCCCATACAAACTTCCTTGTTGGGGAAGCGATAAATTGCAGTTGTTACCGCAACAGCAATCGAAAGGTAAAAATCCTAAATGGGTTTGGTACACTTCTGTTACAAATCCTAAGGAGGAAACCGAAGAGTTTAGTGGTGGATAGTTTGAGGGGTCTATTCACCATTGACTCTTTTAATATTTACAATATGAATTTATACTTTGTAGTATTTAAAAGTAAAAAGGATGAAGACTATAAATTATTTAGTAATCATTTATTTGATGATGAAAAGAAAGCAGAACACTTTGGTAAGTCTAGTATGAAGAGAGGTTTTGAACACAAAGTATTAGATTACAATAGTAAAAACCATAACAGGTATTGGAATGAAAAAGAAAGACAAGATTAGTGCAATAAATTCAGTCAAGGTTATAGTTAGTCCTTGGCAAAAAGGTTTTACTTGTGGTATTATTATGGATAGTAAATCTAAAATGACCACAGAACAATACGAATTATGCTCTACTATAGCTAGAGGCATGATAAAAATGGCAACTACCGACCCTCATTCAACGTTTCTATGGGGCCTTCGTGGTTTTGCGGAAGATAAAAAGAAAAACAATACTATGTCTATAAGTTCTGTTGCAGAATTTGATGACGAATCTAATGTTATTGATTTTCTTGAATACTTAAAAAAGAAACGAGACAAGGAGTTAAACTAATGGCAACGCACTTAGTTATGGGTGACCCTCATTGCACACCCAAAGCAAGCAATGATAGATTTCTGTGGGCAGGTAGACTAGCTGCAGATTTTAAAGTTACACATGTAATATGCATGGGTGATTTTTGTAGTATGGATTCTCTATCTAGTTATGATAGAGCAAAGAAATCATTTGAAGGCAGACGATATCAAAGAGATATGCAGCATTCACATGAAGCATTAGCTTTATTTAATAAAGGTTTAGGTAAGCATAAGCCTAGGAAGATAATGCTACATGGTAATCATGAAGATAGAATAGATAGATTCGTGGATGAAAACCCAGAGTTAGATGGCACATTAAAAATATCTGACTTGCAATTTAAGAAATATGGTTGGCAAGAGATACCTTACAAACAAATGAAAGTTGTAGATGGTATTCATTATGCACATCATTTTCCTTCTGGTATTATGGGATCAGCTATATCTGGAGAAAATATTGGCAGAACTCTCTTGACAAAACACAAAGTTTCTGCTACAGTGGGCCATAGTCATTTGTTAGATTATGCTATATCTACATTACCAAATGGCAAAAAGCTACATGGATTATCTGCAGGATGTTATCTATCTCATGACGAGCACTTTGCAAGAGATACACAGCATATGTGGTGGAGTGGTTTGATTGTTAAAAGAGAAGTTAAAGATGGTAATTATAATATAGAAACAATTGATATTAAAACTATTAGGAGAGAGTATGGAAAGAGATAATGTCAATGCACCACAACATTACTTACATGGTAGAAAAGAAACCATTGATGTAATAACTGATTGCATGACCAGTGATGAGTTTCATGGATATCTTAAAGGTAATATCTTGAAGTATGTTTCTAGATATAAATTTAAAGGTGAGCCTTTAGAAGATTTACAAAAAGCACAGTGGTACTTAAATAGATTAATACAGGAGGTTAATAATGGGACAAGTTAAACAGGCGATAATAGAAGTAGAAGATTTTGTTGCAGGTTGTTTGAAACAAGGTAGAACTTTGAATCAAACTATTAGAGATGCAAGAGAGTCTA